CCATCCAGCATCTTTGAACATCTGAATGCGATCTCCAGTATCATTAACAAACCGGCGCACGAAACCGGACTTCTTCGGTGCAGTCAAGATATTCCTCGAACCTAGAGGTATTCTTTTGCGCGGCTGCTCGCTTTTAACACTCTCTGTATTTTTTGCCTGCTCTGTCATAACATAATCCTCTTATTATTCTTGCATACTTGCAATATCTTTAATGTATTGTTCTTCGGTCATAATGCCTCCGCGAACAAATTGATTCATGATACTAACTTGATCAGGCGTAAGATCGGCCTTACTGAAACTAGTTGAAGCACCTTTATTGTTTGATCCTTTATCAACAGGAGAAACAGGTCCAACTGGCTTCTTTACTTCAGTAGTAACTGTTGCAGATTTGTTAGAGGCAAACTTTTCTGGAAAAACCTCCTGAACTTTCTGTCGTACTAATGCATAAATCCTAGGCAGTGGTGCTCCAACATAATTCTGAGCCACACTATCAGCAAACTGTGCCATCTCGTTGTCTTCCAAATACCACTGGTTATCCTGAATCCATTCATCATATACAGGATTTTCAACAGCACCAGCCTTGGAACTATCATTAATTTTGGGTGCAGCAAGATCGTTTTTCTTTGCTTCTATCTGTGCGTCTAGTTCTTCGACTTTATCAACGTCAGCAAGCTCAATTGCAGACTTGCGTTCCTTCTTAAGAGATTCGATCTCAGCAGTTAGTTTCTTAACTTCAGTCTGATAAACTTTTTCATTATGTTCTTTCAATGCATTAACGGATGCCTGAACAGCACTAAGGTTCTCCTTTAAGTCTTTGTTGTGCTTACTCATTGCCTTCTGAATGTCTTTTGACCTCAGAATGTATGTGACCGCATCAACTGCATCTTCACTTACATGATCAGCACGCCAGCCAAGTTGTGAAGCAAGTTCTTCTACAGACGGCGTAGATTTGGTTTGATCAGAATCAGCTTTTGAGTTATCAGTTTTAGTTTGATTGGAAGATTGATCATCACCAGATTTAGCTACCACAACAGACTCGCTGGCCTTACCAGTGGTTTCTATTGCTTCTGTAGAAGAACTATCCTTGCTTTCGGCTGCCATAATAATGTCTTGCACAAATTCTTCTGACATAATAACACCTATTTAAAAGAGTAACCGAGCCAAAACATCATTATCATTAATCAATACATAAGAGTCGTTATCCTTGCCAGGCATTGACACACCAGCATATCGAGAGTAACTAATCTTATCACCGACTTCTGCCCAGGCAACTCCGTCATCAAGGTCTTTCCAGGCCGTAGGTCCAATGGCAATCAATGTTCCGACTGTTGCTGCTTGCTGTTCCTTTTCCCGAATTGTTTCAGGCAAGTAGATTCCGCCCTTAGTCTTTTCTTCAACCTTCTCAGGAAGTACCAACAAATGTCCACCAGTCGGTAAGATACCGGATTGATTAATATCATTAATGTGTTCGTCACTCATAATTATTACCCTTTTAAATAATTGTTCTTCTCAATAACCGCTACGTTCATCAACTTCATTCTCTATAGAATCACCTTCAAAAGAAATATTGAGAAGTTGATCCAAACCAGCTATTTGACCAACTAATCTGTTAGTATTTCCATGTGTAACAGCTGCCTCATATCCTATGCTATTTCCATTGGCAAGTTGCTCAACTATTGTCTGTCTAGACTTTTTAAGTTCAGTAAAGATCTCTTTCGTTACTGGATGGTTTTTCCACTCTTGGAATTGTTCGCTGGTTAGCATCTTGATACCATTAGTTTTGATTTACTTTCTCCAATTCTTTCTTTCTCTTATTTGCAGCAGTTGTTACATTCCCAGCATAAAAAACATTCTTGTCGCCATAATCACTCTTATTTTTACCAAGTCCAAGTGCACGTAAAAAAGAATACGTACCTTTCTTCTTTTTGCCTAATTCATCCATATTATCTCCTTAACTATACTCACGTTCAATCGTACTTTCTTTCAATCCACTAGGTGCTTTGCCTAAACTTTGCTGACTCCGCCCAAGCTCTAACTGACCAGATATTTGCTTATCCTTAAGAGCTAAATCGACAGCATCATTGCCCATGTCTGCAATGGTTTTCTGTTGCTCGAGTTGTTTGCCTGGAATTTCTGCCCTTATCTTATCTGCTTCTGCATTTAACTTTGCAACCTTAGCCTGAAGTTCTTCAATTTCAGACTGAAGTTTCTGCATGGCTAGTTGTTCAGCCGGATCAGGTTGATTATCTTGAGGCATGAACTTCTCAACATCTTCAATATCCAGCGCAAGTAAGTATTGCCTCAAGATTTCCTGATCATTTAATCCTTGACCTCGCAACTCTAGCATAGCCTTTGCCTTGAGAAGCCTTTGCATCATCGTGGTGCTGTTCGGATCACTAACCGGAACAACATCGAAATCTGCACTAGAGAAGTCAGCCTGAACAATTGCCTGCTGATCATCTAGGACAACGCTATATGTCATCTGATCTAGATAAAGAGCATTCAACCGTCTTAACTTTATGAACTCTTTATACTGGCTACGATAAAGTCTCTTATGAATTGCACTATAGACTTGCAGCCCTTGCTCGATCAATGCGAGAACAGACTCAGCCGGAACATTCGCGCCAGGTGAGTTACCAGCAAGAATCTCTGTCATGCCGGCAAGTTCTTTACCACTCTCGATCATCAATCCGAGCAACTGGAAGAGAACATTACTTGGCTCACGTACTGGCATTGGGAAGATGTTCTTCCGCAAGTCATCTCCAGTAGCATCAACTGGTTTCCATTCGCCAGACTTGACCTGAATTGATTTGCCCCTACCAAGCTTAAGCCCTCTTCCCAGGAAACCAGACTGACGATTTGATAACGTCCCAGCATCTAACAACTGATTAATAACTGTGTTTATGGCTGAGTTGCTGCTCATCAACAGTGAGCCAAACCCCATACCATAGAACCCGCCATCAATCGCAGGCATGAAAATATAGCGAGTAAAGTATTGCTCTGGAATTATTTTAACAATCGGTCCATTCAGATCAACTACTCCAGCTTCATCAGACTTGCGAATAATCCCATCCGTGGCAAACCGGGGAGAAATCCTTACTAACTTCTGAGATTGATCATGAACAGTTACTACATACGGTTCTTGATAGCCATCCCCATCCAGGTCATACCACCTATGCTGTTCAAGGAACAAATGTGGAGTATCTTCATCTACATCGGCAGTCTTATCACTGGTAGCTTGGCCAAGTTCTGCTACATCAAACTTAATAAAGATTCCAGAATTGATTCGTTCAACAATTTCGTTGTGGTACAAATAGATTCTGTGTGTAACTCGTGGAGCCCTCTCCAGTGATTCGGCAAAGTAATTTACAACCAAATCATCAGCGAAGACTATCTGAGATACGGACTTCCGTTCAATTGCATCGAAATAACTCTTTTTGAACACACAACCAATGGCTGGTAACGTAAAGAGTAGTTGGTCTACTCCTTCTTCCCAATCTTCCATTAAGGACAGAAGCTGGAAAGACATAAATTGAGAAATGCGATTTGCTTTATCAAACTTACGGTTGTCTGGATCAGTCCCGATTACCTTACCCTTGACAACTTCGTTACCTTTGATAAGTTCCGGATATGCTCGGGCAGCAAACTGGATGCAAGCATTAATGATTAAAGGATACTTAACATTTGCGACAACTTCACCTGCATAGACTTTCTTCTTTACGAGCAGCTTTGCCAGGTCGATGATCTGCACATTTAGGGCTTCCCATTCAGTACGGCTAGCTAGATCTAGCTTATATCCCTCCAGGACTTTGGTCGTTATATCTGCAAGAACTTCCTTATTTTGTTTGTCAGCAAGATTAGTGATAAGTACAACTGCTTCAGCACGAAGGGCTTCTTTCTCAACAAGGGCAGTTGTGAATGAGTCTGCCTGCACGGGAGCAATTATATCTTCGATGGGTTCTTCAGTTGCCCAAAAAGGAATTTGACCACTTAGACTCGTTTGGCCAGCTATAATTGCATTCGCCATCGGAGTCGCTGGATTGCCTGGATCAACAAGTTCTTCTACAGGAAATTCAAAACCATTATTAGCCATTTATCAATATCCTGTAACCAGACTTGCTTCCTGGTGATTGTAAAGTTCTGATTCTTCCCACGCCTGAAATTCCCAATATGGTTTCGCAATTGCACGCTTGAGACCAGACATAATCAAGTACCGAGTACAGTCCATAAGGTGATCGCGGTCTTTAACAATCTGTCCGTTCTCATCCCGACGGTAAATACGAAACTCACTAAACCAATTAACCAGTGAACCAAATACTTTCAAACGATTGGTGCTGAGCATTTGCCACACAGCATATAAGCCAGCCTCGACTGATTTGTTAGCATTCTCGAGGTCAAGACCTAAACCAAAGTATTGTTCAAAAAGTTGCTTTCCATCATCTTGCGAACGTCCATGAGCAGCTGAGTCAACCACGCCTGGAATCCAATTTCCCCTGGCTTTAATGGCATCCGCATGAATTAGTGGCAACTGTTGGCCCTGGTAATATTCGGAATACAAATAAGTTATATTGCTGGTCGGATCTGTGGCTGCCCAAACAGTTGCGGTCTTCTTCCATCCCACATCCAACGCATAGCAACGGAGCCAATGGTCTGGGATAGGAAAGTCAGCTACAGTAATATTAGATTCGAGGATTGGATAAATTGCACCAGATCCAAGCTGCGGTACGCCCTTAGACCTGGCGTCTCGCTGATGAGGTGGAAGAGCTGCCCAGAGTTTTTCTTTCTGTTCTTTAGTTAGGTGTGGTGCATCATCCCAGGTTGCCTGGATTAAGAACTTACTACCTTCTTGATTATCCTCAATTTTTCCGTTTGGCATAAACTGAAGAACAGTATCAGTTAGGCCTTCAAGAGGAGTAAATGTAAGCATGATTAGACCATTCGTCGTCATGGTCCTGGTAATACATTCAGTATAGATTGGCAATGGACATTCTTCATCCAGCCAGATTAAATCTTGCTCTGTGCCTTCAAAAGACTTGCGACCTTCTGCATAAGACTTGATCTTAATCCGAGATATGCCTCCAGAGATATGCTTAACCAAGATCATGTCGATAGCATTAGCAACTCCGCCGGCTTTTGGGCTTGTCTTGATTATATATTTTTCAGGAATGAGTCCAGTTCCATACTCTTCGGGATTGCCTATGAGCTTAAATTGAACAATATCCCTGGCAGTTGTGCTGGTTGTTCCACATGCCCAGATGGAAACTGGTTTGGTGAAGCGCTTTCCAGTCCACCAACTTGGATACCTTCCAGTTGCATGAAGAGTTGTTTCGTATGCGCCAATTCCTTCCGACTTGCCGATGCGGTTTGCAGCCATGATGCAACGCTCAGAAAAATCTGCGCCGGCTGCAAAGAACGCCATGTGCTTAGGATAGTTATTTCGACTCAGCTCGCCGTCATCAGGATAATATTGTATTATCTTATTTTGCTTGATCCTGCTGTTCTTGGCTTGCAATAGTTTGAGGTATTGCTCTTTGCGGTCTCTATCAAGGTGGGAAAGATCCATTATTATGACCTGTTAATATTGTGGAAAGGATCAAATGATAGATCATCTAAAATTGAGGTGTCTTCCATCAGAAGAGGCTCTTCAAAAGAGTCGTTCGGAATAAATAGGCCTGGTTCAGTAGAGGGAAAATCTTCCAGAGATAAATCATCCTCGTTAGCGGGCATCGTGACAACAGCATGATCTGAAACAAGAGGAATGGTTGCAAATGATAAGTTTTGTCGTAAGGACTTTTTAATCTCTGGAAGATTTTTACCACCTGTGCGATTGATTGCTTCTTCTATGGCTGCAATTTCAGCATCAAGTTCTTCATCAGTTTTGGTTTGCAGCGTCATGTCAATGTTCAACCGATCTGGAGCTTTGTAACCATTGCGATCGAGAACATCTTTTGCGGCGTTGAACTGTACTGCGGCTGGTACAGCTTTGCGAGAACCAGAGTTGAGAAGGTGCTCAAAGGTTGCGAGTGCCTCCTTGTTGAGGCTGACTAACTTTTTGCGAACATCTAAAGTTGCTTCGTGCGCCCTGTCTTGAAGGCCATTCAAGTAGGCTTGCCCGAGAGGGGAACGGATGATGGTCGATACGGATGATTGAGCCATGCCAAGACGCTCAGCGATTTCCTGATTTTTGTAGCCGTTAAAGGCCATCTGGATAATGTTGCGGTGCTGAGATTTTAACTCTTTGAGCATGGTTGGTAGCTTTACAGGTGAAATAGGTTAAATGGAGATTAGAAACCTTTTGGAATTGTCTTATTTTACGTTGACATATTATGGTGAAAAGGTCAATATTAAAATGCATAAGGACTTAATTTTCCTGCTTTTTCCATAATGCCGGCAATCATATTGAGCCTCCTATAATATATAATGGCTGCCTGTTTTGATAATGCTAGCAAGTTTCTATATAAGCCAAGTTATCTAGTGCTGTCAATATAATTGTTCCCGGACTGGCTGTTCACT